GTTTTTTTAACTTTCTTCAACATTACAGAAAGAACATTTATCCCAACGATAAACTCTAATATGGCTCGTCTTTCTGGTAGCGAATGTTCAAAAAAAGAAGTAAAAGAACCCAAACCAATCATGAATATAAGTCTGAATATTTTTTCATTTACACCAATTATTTGTGTTTCAATATATCGTTGGATATCTTTTGAGTGTGCATCTAAATTTTCTTCTTTACCATCAACCCATATTTTTATCATTTTTGATTTTGCTGAAGCCGTAGACATGCCTCGCTCTATTTTATATTGATGTCCATTTGCTCTAAATTCAACAGCAACATATAAATCTCTCCCATTTTCCCTGTTTATAAGGTCTGTTAAATTTATCTTTCTATATGGCTTATTGAAAAGAGCATAGAATAAGGCATCAAATATACTTGTCTTACCATTTCCATTCTTACCAATTATACCAATTGTCTTATAATTATAAATATCACCAAACTCAAATGTTGTGTTTGTATTACCATATGACATTATATTTCTAAAAGTTATTTTTTCCAATATCATTATATATCCTCACATGTTATTAAAAAATGTGTTTATTTTTTCGTATTTATTGTTGCCAATTAAACTTTCGACATCAATGAATCTATTATATTTATAGAGCTTAATGAATTCTTTTTTTGGTTCTATTTTCTTATCAAGACATTCTCTCAAAAAATCAAATGTATATTTTTTATAGTATAAATGATTAAGTACGACTATTACTTCAGGACTATAATTAAATATCAAATCCGTATAAAAATGATTAACTGTTGTTGGTGCCTTTGTTATTTCATCAATTGATGAAACTTTATTATCTGATTTATTAATCGTTTCTATGTCTGTTAACTTATAATAAAAATCATGTGTTGTTTTTATTTTATATTCTTTAAATAATCTTTTAACATCATTTTCAAAAAGTGAATCAATTGTTTTAAGTCTATTTATCCACTCTTTAGTCACATCATTTCTTATCGTTGGTGTTATCATGTGTATTGATGTATCAATATTTTTTACAAAGTTAGATATAAAAATTTTCTCGGCATCTTCTTTTGAAAGTTTGGAAGCATATTTCTCATAATAAATATGATTTTTGCTTCTGTAAAAATTTTCATATTTTAAATTAATTATATTATGATTATAAATAAATTTTATAGAACTAAAATGCGTTCTTAAGGAAATAAACATTTTATATAATTCAAACGGATGAATAGCACTCATTTTAACCAATCAAGTAGATTTTCAATACCTTTTTTCATATCTGCTGTATCTCTTAACTTTTTATTTCTTATCATTTTTTTGTTGGCAAACTCTATTTTTATATCTTCGATTATTTCATCTGGCAAAACATCAACCAAATCGTCTGCATCAACCTCATATTTCTCTTGTATGTCAACTAATGCATCTATATAAGACAATCCTCTGTCTTTATAGTCATTTAACATTTTGATTAACTCATAATCAATTATCTTTTCTTTCTTTTTTCTCATAAAAAACACTCCTCTAACAGTTTTCATGTATATTATATCACATTTTTATAAAAAATAAAACTATTTCTTTTCTTTTTTCTCTTTTCTTTTTATATATACAGTGAAACTGTATATATTTTTCTTTTATTCTTTTTTATATAATATAATAATAAATATAAAAAATATAAGGAATATAGTTACGATGCTTCGCATCGGTTGGCGAAGCCAACTAATTATACTTATTGTTACTTATTATAAAAAATATATTTATTATAAAAATTTTTAAAATAATAAATAATATAGAAAAAATTGAAAAATAGTTTTGGTTTTTTCGGATTTATGTGATATTATAGTTACAAATCACAAAGGTTTGGTGATTTACAGTTTTACAGTTTTATTAAAAAGGAGATTTACAGATGAGTGAAAGAAAAAGAAGAGATTATGCAAAAATTCATGCTGAGAAATTCAAAGAAAATTTTGACAGTAGTAATTCAAGAAGTTACAAAGATGAAAGATTTTGGGTTCTAACCCGTGATGATTCTGGTACTGGCAGTGCTGTTATCAGATTTCTCCCAAACAAAAATGAAAAAGACCTTCCATTTAAGCCAATGTTTAAACATTCTATGGATATAAATGGTAAGAAGTTTATTGACAGATGTCCAACGACAATAGGAAAAGATTGTCCTATCTGTGATTGGAATAAGACACAGGAAAAAGATTTCATTATGAAAAACACAACTTATCGTAAGAAATCTTGGATATGTAACATTCTTGTTATTTCTGACCCTAAAAACAGAGAAAATGAAGGTAAAGTGTTTCTTTTCGAGTTTGGAAAACAAATTTTTGACATTCTTAAAGAAGCCATACAGCCAGAGGATAAAACCGAAGAACCTCTTTTCGATTATTGTCCAGATGGCGGTGCAAACTTTAAGATT